CCTGGTTCTCTCTTTTCAAGTGAATCTAATCTGTTGACAAAATTTGTTAATACACTATTGTCAATAATTCTGCTGTTATCGGGTAGTCCTTGTACACCATTTTCATTCCCATTTTCATTCTCATGCTCAGTTTCGATAATCCATTGTTCACATCTACCTAACCTCATAGTAATCAAACCAATTGCATCAGAAATACTTAATTTAGTAAATGGTAGGCTATTCTGAGATTGTTGTATTTGTTGATAAGCAGATTGTTGATAAGGTTGCGATTGTTGTTGATAAGGTTGCGATTGTTGTTGATAAGGATTTTGTTGTGGCGGTCTTGAAACTCTCACATTAGGTGGTGGTTGTGGCATCTGGGGAGCAAATGCAGCATGTGATCCAATAGAAGTTCCTGGTCTATTCCCTGAAATAGGTGGCGCATTTTCTCCAGCGCGTCTAGATCTAGCAGCAGCGAGTGAACGTGAACTCATAATAATTATTATACACAATTTGTTTTTAAGTTACTTACGCATCTACCTTTGATAAATGTAGAGCCAAATCATACTATTTTAAAAATTGTTTTTGCTAAATTTAGGAAATATAGAAAACAAATTTTTGGCTTCTTTTTTCTAAAGGTGGATTATAGATTATGTAACAATATGAAACTTTATCTGTTGATAATAATTTTTAACCATCTTTATATGAATATATTTAGAATACCTTTTTATATTCTATTTATCTTCCATTTATATTCTATTCTATATTTTTAATTTCTAATTATACCCTATAGAGATATGGAAAGTTCAGATGAATCAAATAAAGGATTTTTTAAGCATGTATTTAATTTTGATGATGATTCAAAATCGGAAATATTAAACACATTGCAATATATTTTATTGGCTATTATTCCTATAGTTATTTTAAACAAAAGTATTGGCAAATATGTGCCAGAAGCTGATGATAAAAAAGGTTCTGTAGAGATTACAGCAGAAATATTGATTCAAATTATTGTAACTTTTTTAGGACTATTTCTAATAAATCGTATTATTACATATGTGCCTACATATAGCAAAACAAAATACCCTGATTTCCATATTATTTTCATTGTTTTAGCAATGTTAATGATTACAATGAGCTTACAAACAAAGCTTGGTGAAAAAGTAAGTATTTTAGTAGAACGTATTTCAGAATTGTGGAATGGTGTTAGTGAAGATAAGGGTAAAAAGAATCAAAAAGGTTCCGGTAATGTAAAAGTTTCTCAACCAATTTCTGGTCAACAACATATGATAACAACACAACCAAATTATACAGATGGAACTGCTATTAGTGCATTACCAAGCTATGACCATCCTGCATCAAATGTTGGTACACAACAGCTTCCAAACTATAATGCCATGTATAGGCAAGATAATACCCCATTAGTTGGAGCTGCTACACCAGGTCAAACAATTACTGAAGGTTTTACTGAACCAATGGCTGCTAATTCAGTTTTAGGTGGCGGTTTTGGTTCATCATGGTAGATTTTATATTTAATTTTATGTAAATATAATATAAATATAATATATATATGAGTGAAGAAGAACCAATAATTGGAGAAGTTATGTATATTAATCCTAAAAAAAGCGTAAAATTTGGTGATGATGTTATTGAACCAAAAAATAAGTTTTATCATTCAAATACTAATAAGGATTCATTCAATTGTTGGGAATATGAATGTAAAGAACTATGTGATGGTCAAAAAGATTTGGAACCTCATGAAAGAAGTGAAGATTGTATAGATTGTATTAATGATTGTGAAGAAAAAAACATTAAAAATTTAAATTACAGAAGAAAAAAAGAGGGTAAAGAAAATAGAGACTATTTAAATTCAAGACCAATTTACGATAACACAACCAAGTTTAAAAATGGTATAAAAGAAATTATAGTTTTTTTAGATAACAAAGGTTATGATAATTCACTTAAAAAAACAGACCTTATAATAGCATTGACAGAATATGCAGTAAAATATCCAGATAAATTCATAGTTAATGTCATAAACCCAGTAAAAAAATTACTAAACGATTTACATACACGATATAGTAGTAATAAAATTTCTAAAACATTATTTAGTAATAAAAGTAGGTTTAAGAAGAGAATAGACATGTTGATTGGTAATTTACAAGAATCACTTCTACAAGAAGGCGATGATGAGTACAAATTTAATGATGAGGAAGAATTTCAAAAGTTACTAGAAGTAACAGGAGGAAAAACAAGAAGAAAATATATAAAAAGGAAACAAAAAAAAACAAGAAAACGTTAAAAGTTGTTATAAAAAATATATAAATATAAATTTCAATATATATTTATACATGGACGTAAATAACCTACTAAAAGCATTAGATGATGAATCAAACGAAACTTTAATGAATTTAACAACAGATAAAATTTTAGAAATGAACTTAAATATATTAAAAGAGTTGAAGTTGCCTAAGGATGATACATTAGAAATATTAAAAAAATTAAAAAATTATAAATATGTTGACGAAATGAATGAACTCAAATATGGTACGCATATTAGATGGATACCTCTAGAAAACCCAGAAAATATTCATTTAAAACAAGGTGCTGTGTTTTGTGAAATGAAAATAACAGACAATGGTGTGTATTGTACATGCAAAAATTATGGCTTTCCATCTCGCCATTTTCAATTATCATTTGATAAAAATTTGATTTTTCAAAAACTGACTACACAAGAGTTAGTTCTATTATCAGCACTTGATCATTTATCAAAATAAATTTATTTTATTTGCGATTTTTTCTCTTCCTTGTTTTCTTATTGCATCCACAATCAGAAAATAGTCCAGGTATAAATTTCCCGACCGCTATTAGGTCTATATGTGATTTGTGAATGGGTTTTTTAACACTAGAGATTTTTTTACCCTTATGATATTTAGTAACACTTTTGAAACCTTTGCCGTTTTTAATAGAAACTCTACGTACAATTTTTCCGCAAACGGATGTTTTTTTCTTTTCAGTATTCTCATAATCAGTCATTATATATATTATATATATTATTATATTATATAATATTTTATATATTTATGAAGACAGAACAATTTGTGCATTTATTCCATATACTAATAGTTGGAACATTATTTCTGTATGTTGGGATTACTAGAGATAAAGTTCCAAGCTTAATGTATCCAATTTTGCTGACACTAGGTATAATTATAATATTTTATCATATCTATAAAACATATAATTACATGAAATTAGACAAACCATACTGGGTTAATTTGATACATATTCTTATTGTTGGACCTTTACTTGTTTATATTGGCTATAATAGAGAGAGTACAAACAGGCGTTATTTTGAGTTATTACTCATGTTAGGTTTTGCGTCTATTGGTTATCATGGGTATTATTTGTTCTTTTAGCTGTCATTCTTTAGCTGTCATTCTTTAGCTGTCATTCTTTAGCATTCATTCTTTAGCTGTCATTCTTTAGCTGTCATTCTTTAGCATTCATTCATAATCCATTTTTTGCTTAAAACTGCTTCCACGCTCATTAATGCCCCTTCAGTCCAACCTTGATATCTGCTAACAGCTTCTCCAACAACAAGTAGACCCTTTTGAGGGTTTTGTGCCACTTTTAAGAATGCATCGCGATTTTTAAACTTGGATTTATGTAAAGGTTCGTAATAATGTGTGCCAATTGGCCAATAAAAGTCTTTAATGGCTATTAATTGGAGTGAATTACTTGGAATCCCAATAGATTGCTCAATAAGCTGGCAATATAATTCGCGATTTTCTGGAGTGTTTTTCAAGTAATCTTTCAATAAAATAGCATTTGCATTATCGCTGTATGCAATCATATATACGCCTTTATTTGAATCCATAGGTATAATTTTTTGTAGAGGTCCAGGAACAATCGTATAATTGGGTACATATTTCTGCATAATAGCTGCGGATTTTTTAGTAAATTTGCCGTATAATCGCAAAAAGGTTTGCCCATGTATTTGCTTGTACACACCATGATTGTCAGGTATCAATTGTTGTATTCCAGTAATGGTAGTAGCAAGAATAACTTTATTGCAATGATATGCATAGCCTTTTTCATTAATAATTTCAAATAAGCATGGTTTCTCTCTGATTTTCTTAATAGATATTATATTATTATTGAATTTAAAGTGAGATGACCCGATTTTATCATATAGTGTATGAACCATGCGTTTCCAAGGAATAAAGAGTCCGGTCCAACCACCCTTATTATCATCCATGCCGTAATTATACAAAGTCTCATATAAGTCCGCATTTTCGTAGTCAGTATATCCTGCAGAAATAATAAATTGTTTATACGCATGGTGACCGAGCATTTTAACAAAGAATTGCTTGAATGTTAGCTGATGTAGGTCAGTATTTTTTTTATATAATACTCTCAGCTTATTGATAACTTTTTCGACATCTACAGGTTTAAATAATGGCGAGTAATCCATAATAGAATGAAATTCTCTAAATGGTATCTGTAATTCTTTCATTAAGTGAATAAGAAGTGGATTTGTATCTTTGCGTCCGATTCCCGCACCAGTGACTACTTGAGTGCCGTAAAAAGTTTCATTACTAGTTCTACCTCCTATCCATTCTTTGTGGAATTTTTCTAAAATGAGAAATGAAGTATTAGGTGAGGTTTTTTGTATGTTATATGCGCTGTATAGTCCGGACATACCGCTACCAATAATAATAATATCATAATATGGTATATTTTTAGTCATATTATAATATGATATTTATTTTCGTAGTGTATATTTTTTTCCTTTTCTGGTCTTTTTTCCTTTTCTGGACTTTTTTCCCTTTTTATTTCCTAATCCAAATGGATTAAAAAAAGTTCGTTTTTTAGGTTCAACTACTAATCTGTTATTTTCTACCATTTTTACTGCTTGCGCTCTAGCTTCAGCTTCTCTTAATTCTGCTGAAGCTTCACGTCTTAATCGTTCGCGTTCTTCTGGTGGCGGATGATCAAAAAATTCAGGAGTAGGTATTCTAGCCAGCTTTGATGGAGGTGTTTTAGGTTTATACATTTTTGATTCGGCTACTTTTAATGCGGCTTTTGATTCATCGTGATAAAATCCATCAGGGCGAGCTAATACTGGAGTAGTAGGTATAGGTATAGGTGATGTTTTGCGAACATTATGAAATTTAATACTAGTTTTTGGTGTTTTCACTTTAGGAGGTGTTACCATTCCTTCTTCCATTTTGTTTAATAAATCACTAGTTACTCCTCGTGCGCGCCTACTATTTATTGTTTTTTTCTTGCGTATTATATTTTTACTAGGCATATAGTATATATTCATATTTTATTTTCGACGAGTATATTTTTTTTTAAGTTTCTTAATCTTAATACTTGGTTTACCCTTGCAATTGAATGCACTTCTACTTAACCCTTTTAAATTTAATACAGATTTTGTGCAAATGCCAATAGATTTGGCTTCATTTTTAGGTTCTAATTTTTTTATGCATCTGCATAGTTTAGTACTCAATATTTTTTCAGCTTCCATTTTCAATAATCTGTTTGATTTAGGTATAGGTTTCTTATAATATTCTAGGATTTTTATGTAATCATTATTTGTTAATTCAGTCATATAGATTATTCTATAATATTTATAAACATAATAAAAATCCACTAAATCCACTTTTAGAAAAAGTGGAGCAAAACTTTATAATCCACTAAATCCACTTAATCCTAAATACAAAAAACCCATTATTATATATAAATGTGTTTTTTCGATTGTTGTTTTGAAGAATACGAATCTTTATATAATTCAGATGATGAAATTGATGAACAATTAGAAATGATTCGTAGATATGCAATATTTAAGAAGAATCAGTTGTTGAAAGAGAAAGAAGAATTAGATGAAAATAAAAAAAATAA